TGACTCGTACAGCGCCGAAACGATCCGGCTCATGGGGGAATACTGGGAACGCTTTCACCTGCCGCCCCTTTGCCCCGACGGCGGGGGCGTCAGCCACATGACCGATGCTGACGCCGCCGCGGCGCTGCGGCGTGCTCTCGAAGCCGGCCGGCCTCTGCCCGGCATCAGCTAGCCACTAGCCGACCCCACCTCTAGAACCTGACCCGTGAGGAATCCGCCTCACGGGTTTTTGTGTGCCCCGCGACGGGGCCAAAACCGATTGGAGGGCGCGATGCCCAACGACCCCACCGAAACCCTGATCACTGAGCAGCCCGCAGCGAAGCAGCAGGACGCCCCAACCCCCACCCCTACCGAGCCCGCCACGGGCGGGGAAGCCGAGCCCGCGACGGGCGAAGCCGCCCTCGGGGACCCCGGGAAACGCGCCATCGCCGCAGAACGCGACGCCCGTAAAACCGCCGAGACCGCGCTGCGTGACGCTCGCGCCCGCGCGGAGGCCGCCGACGCCCAGCACGCCACCGAGCTCGCCGAAGCGCGGAAAGCAGCGGAGGAGGCCGCGGCGCAGGCTGAAGCGGCCCGGGTCGAGCTGGCGCGGGAGCAGATCGCCCGCCGCCACGGACTCAGCGACGACGACACGGCCCTGCTGACCGGCTCGGCAGAGCACATGGAAGCCCTGGCCGCCCGGCTCGCCGCTACCCGCCCCGCGGGTAACCCTGCGATACGGGAGGGGGCCATGCCGCAGCTGAACACCACCCCAGCGCAGCAGGCCGCCGCTGCTGAAGCCGCAGGTGACAGGCAGGCCGCTCTCGCGGCAAAAACGCAGCAGCTTTTGCAGATGATCCAGGCCCAGCACCAGTAATCCCCTAGCCCGGCCCGCCGGGCATCCCCTCCCCTGAAAGGAGTCACCATGCCCGGCATCACCGGAATGGCCACTACCTATTCTTGCCCCAACTACACAGGAGAGCTGTTCCAGCTCTCCCCCGAGAGCACCCCGTTCCTGTCCGCGATCGGCGGCCTGACGGGCGGCGTGAAGGCCGAGTCCACCGTTTTCGGGTGGCAGTCCGATGATCTGCGGGACGCCGCGGACGACCGCCAGCGCACCGAGGGAGCTGACGCGCCCGACCCCGATACTCGGGTTCGCGATGCCGCTCACAATGTGTGCGAGATCCACCAGGAAACGGTTTCCGTGTCCTACACGAAGTTGTCCGCGATCGGTCAGGTCAAGCCGCTTACCCCGACCGTGACGCCCCTCGGGGAGCAGCCCGTCAAGGATGAAACCACCAAGCAGATCGAGTCCATGATCAAGGCCGTCGCCCGCGACGTAGAGAAGGGCTTCATCGTCGGCAAGTATCAGCTGCCGACCGACAACACCCAGGCCCGCAAGACCCGCGGCATCCTCGAGGCCATCACCACCAACTCCGTGGATGCCTCCTCTGGGCCGCTCACCGAGACCTTGGTGCTCGACCTGATGCAGAAGGTGTGGGACATCGGCGGTATCCAGGAGGACGAGACCCGTACCCTCATAGTCGGGTCGAAGCAGAAGCGCGCCCTGACCAAGATCTTCATCACGGACAAGCGCTACCAGGAAGCGTCCCGCAATGTTGGCGGGGTCAACGTGCAGACCATCGAAACCGATTTCGGCAAGTGCAACATCATGCTGTCTCGGTACATGCCTCCCGAGCAGCTCGCGGTTGTCTCCCTCGAGCAGTGCGCCCCAGCGTTCCTTGAGGTGCCCGGCAAGGGCCATTTCTTTGTCGAGCCGCTCGCGAAGACCGGCGCCTCTGACCGCTGCCAGCTGTACGGGGAGATCGGCCTGATGTACGGCGCCGAACGGGCGCACGGCAAGCTCATCAACCTCGGGTGACGAGGCGCGCCATGAAGCTGCACAGCCCGCACCACCCGAACCTGTACATCCCCCGTCACGGGGTGCAGTTCGAGGCTGGTCACGCCGAAGTCCCGGACGCGACCGGTCGCAAGATCCTCACGGAGTCCCCCCACATCCGCGAGATCCCACCTGAGCCCGAACCGGAACCGCCCCGCCGGAAACGCTAACTACGGAGGGAGGCCGCCGCTATGGCAATCATCACCGCTGACGACGTCCTGCTGTTCCGTCCCGATGCGGACCCACGGCAGGTTGAGGCGCTGATCAGTGACGTCCTGGCGGCGGCCTCCGCCATCCCCGGATTCCGCCCGGACGAACCCGACCGGGCCAAAGCCGCGCGGGTGCTGAAGGTGCTGCGGTGGGCGGTCATTCGGCGTCTCGACTCCGGCTCCGGTGCCGAGACGTCGGTGACGGAGACGGCAGGTCCGTGGACTCAGACGCACCAGTACGGCGTGAAGTCGCTGCTGCTGCTGACCGATGAGGACCTCGCCGAGCTGCGCCGCATCTACCGCACCGATGCCGGCAAAGCGTTCATGCTCAACACCGCACCTCGGGCCCGGGTGCCGCTGTGAGCGCCCCATGGCCACGCCCCTGGGGGCGCTTCAACAGCCGCGCCCCGGTGTCGGCGGTACGGCCCGTGCAGATCCGGCGACGCATCCCCGTCCCGCCCGAGCAGCTCGACACCACCCCCCGCACATGGGGTCCCGCCGAGGATCTGCGGGTGCTGGCCATGGCACCCGGCTCGCAGGAGCCCGCTATCGCGGGCCGGGAGGCCGTGGACGTGACGTGGACGCTGTACTGCCCCACCGGCACCCGGGCCTCCGGACTGGACATCGTGATCATCGACGGCGTCGAGCATGAGGTCATCGGTGACGCCCGCGACTGGGGCGTCGGAGTAGTGATCGAAACCCGCCGCCGCGCCGGCTAGGAGGTGCCGCTGATGAAGATTGTGTGGAACGTCAAGGGCTTCGAAACGTTGAAGCGGGATCCCGGGGTGCAGCGCGACATCGTGCGCCGCGCCGAAGCAATCGCGAAGCAGGCCGGCGACGGCTACATCGTGCTGGAACCTACCCAGCATCCCAAGCGCGACCGGACCGCCATCCTCACCGGCACCCGGCAGGCACGCAGAGACAACGCCAAGACGATGGCGCTCGTCAAAGCCCTGGGGGCCGGGCGATGAGCGACGAACCGCTGGGCGACGTGATCCCAGCCCTCACCCGCATCCTCACCCCAGCCGGGGTGCCGGTCGCCACCATCGTCCCCAATCCCCGCCCGGCATCGCTGATCCGCCTCACCCCCACCGGCGGCAGCAGCGACCACACATGGCTAGCGCACGTCATGGTCACGGTCGAGGCCTGGGCCCCCACCCCCGCCGCTGCCCGCGCCCTGGCCGCCCAAGCCCGGACTCTGATCCTGGCCGGCGCGGAGACGGATGACCTCATCCACGACGCGGAAGCAACTTGGCCGGTCGCCTACGACGACCCCGAAACACCCAGCCACCGTGCCACTTTCACCACCACCCTCACCATCATCTAGGAGACAGACACCATGGCGATCGTCCCCAATAACACCGGCAACATCGATGTCGGCAGGCCTGCGAAGGTCGGCGGCTATGCCTTCTGGGCGCCCGTCGGCACCCCCCTGCCAGCCAACGCCACCGCCGATCTCGACGAAAAGTTCGTCAACCTCGGCTACGTGTCCAAGGACGGTCTGTCGTGGGCGCCAGAACGCAACACAACCGACCATCAGGACTGGGGCGGCGACACGGTAGAAACCACACAGGAGTCCTACGGTGAAACCTGGACCATCACCTTCATCGAGTCGCTGCGTGGCGACCTCCTGAAGATCCTCTTCGGCCCCGAAAACGTCACCATCGAAGAGCCAACCGCGGTCAAGGAAGGCAGCATCGAAATCAAGGGCAACTCGGTCGAACTGCCCGACGGGATCTTCGCCTTCCTGATGAAGTCCCGGAAGAGCACCCGCCGCCCGATCCTGCCAAACGCCCGCGTCACCGCAATCGGCGAGGTGAAGTTCACCCCGAACGACCTCATCAGCTACCAGGCGACGATCAAGACCAAGCCCGACACCGCCGGACAGCACTCCTACCAGAAGATCGGGATCCCGAAGCGGTCGGCCTGACCCCTGGCCTGTGGGGCCGTGCGCGCCTTCCCGCACGGCCCCACAGCACCCCCTCCGGAAGGCGCCAACAGGAAGGAAGCCCATCATGACCATGCCCGTCGACACCACCTACATGGACGGCCCTGAACCGGAACTCACGGACGAAGAACTCGCCGCGTTGCGGGCCCGCCTCGCGCAGGCCGAGGCGCAGCCGCGGCGAGTCGAGAAGACCCCGATTCCGCGCCGTCACCTGCCCCGCAAGCTCGCCTATGTGACGTTCAGCCTGGACGGCTGGGACGGCGAATTCACGCTGCCGTCCCGTAACCTGCTGAACCAGCGTGAGCAGAAGGGTCTCCGGAGTGGCGATGAGACGGTGCTGCGCGAAATCTTCAAGGACGCGTTTGAATCGCTGCTGGACATGACCGATGACGAGGTCATCACCCTCATGGATGCGTGGGGCGAAGCGTCCGGCGTGAGCGCGGGGGAATCGAACGCTGCCTGATCCTGCTGGCCGAGCATCCCGACGCCGTCGCCTACGAGGTGATGAGCGCCGGGATGCGGCTACGCGATCTAGGCAGCGACACACTCACATGGTCGGATCTGGCGACCCTGCTCCACTACCCGAGGGAGCGGGGCCCCCTCTATCGGATTATCCGCGGTGAATACGCCGACTGGGACCACCAGTCGGCCTTACTTGCCGAGGTGATCGACCTGCTCGCTCTGATCAGCTGGCAGCTGAGCGGCGACCAGCAGGCCAAGCAACCCGACCCGTATCCACGCCCCGGCGCGGATGGTCGGCAGGAGCCGGCAGGCGAAGTCACAGACGACGACGACGCCTACACCATCGAAGAGATGGACGCCCTGCTCGGTCTCACCCAGTAGTCGTCCCGAATACCCCTCCCGGTCAGCGGGGACCCGCC